TACCGCCAGAGACCTTGATCCATTTTGATAAATCCGCGTGCCATTGCCACGTGCATGAGCCGGTGCAGGGTTGCTCAGTCGTTGTCGTTGTCGTGGTTGAGGATGTGCTGCTCGAGGTCGTGGTGCTACTGCTGCTCGATGTGCTGGTGCTTGTAGACGTGCTGGTTGTGGTCGATGTCGTCGTGCTGGATGTCGTGCTAGTCGTCGTTGTCGGCGCTACATTTGTGCAAAACTTATAGACTTCTTGTCCATAATATGTGCCCGGCTCAGTTGGTGCACCTGGACAAAAACACTCACCAGAACAGTAGCTTCCCGATAGCTGCCATCCACTACCGGTCCAATTGTACGTGCAAAATAGATTGCATGGAGTTGTTGTCGTCGTTGTCGTGCTCGAGGTCGTCGATGACGTTGTCGAGCTGGTGGAGCTGGTCGTGCTCGATGATGAACTTGACGATGTTGTGGTAGATCCGGGAGTGCCTTGACACGCTACGGTTGCGACATAGCCATCGTATGGCCCTTCTTGACCGGGCGCCGGTCCACACGTGCATCCAGACTCGCACGTGTTGTAGCCGCCCGGATCCCAACTGCCATTGGATTCATTCCACACATACGTGCATACGCCAACGCATCCCGGCATCACACACCCCCACGCATTGGAGGCGGCGTTCCGTGCGACGTGTACACGACCTCGCCGAACCACGTGCCGTCATGATGTGGTGGCCAGCACGGCGGATAGATAGGCTCATGTCCCTGCGGAACCCACCGCATGCCGTCCCACATCCATGAGCAGTCGTTCTGTGGTGCCGTGGTTGTATGGATCACAATATCGTCCATCACGGACCTCCTGTGCTGGTCGTCGTGGTGGTGGTACTCGACGTGCTGGATGTGCTCGATGTTGGCGCTGCCGTAGTCGTTGTCGTGGTGGTGGTTGTCGTGCAGTAATACGCACCGGGAACACATATCGTGGTGTAGACAGGAGTGATGGTGCCGTCGACGCAAGAGATGCCTGAGACGTAATCGTAAGTCAGGACAGCGCCACCACCGCCACCAGCGATCGCCAGGTACACCACCTGATCGGAGGTATTCACCCCGGCATATCGAGCCAGATATCGCTGAGTCGTGAGCGTGCCCGCGTTGAGTTCGCGGACCTTCACATCCACCCCGTCGGCATCATCCACCGACCATGTGCCAGCGCTCTCGTCGTAGACATCGATCACGGCAGGGTAGAGCCCGGAAACGGCTGCGCCTGTCACGCGCACGACCGTCATGATCGGCATGCCGCCGGTATTGTCGTCGCCCGGCTGCCGAGCACCGAGCCGCCCGCCCTCGAATGCTCGGAGCAGTTTCGATATGCGACTCAGGTCGGCGTCGCCTAATGTGTAGCCGTTGGACATGACGACCTCACAGGGACGGGAATGATACCCGAGGGTAGATGTGGAACGTCAGGTAGGTGTAGCTGCCGGCGTCAATCTGCGTCTGTGTCATCGGACGGCCGGATCCAGTCAGCGGGACCGGGGAGCTCACAGGCACGCCGTTGACGGTGATAGTAATCGGTGGTGATGTGCCGCCAACCTTACGACGCTTCCCGGCATCCATGACCACGTAGGCCCAGCCGGATGGACGATAGGCGAACGACAACGACCAGCGCCAATAGCTGACGTTGTTCTCGAAAGTCTTGGTTGCACTAACAGAATCCAGCTTAGCCAGACCTGCCCCGATGACATATGGCCCCACGGTGTAAGTGCTAGCGTTCAGAGCGCCAATAGCTGCGATCCACGTCGACGATGGCGAGCTTGTCGAGTTCAGACCCACGGTAATAGTGGCTGCGCCCTTCACCACCTCAGCAGGTGGCAGGAACGGATCGCCAGCAGAGTTCACAATTGGAATTGTGTAAGCGTTCGTGCTGGTGTTGCACGCGTACTGCGTGGCAAAGTTATACGTGCTTGTGGTGATCCCGTAATCGCGCGGACGATAGAGCGGATTCTCGACACGGTCGGCGGGATCTTGGCCCTTCTGTTGTGTGTCGACTGCGGCGTCGCCTGTGCCGGCAGCATCGTCGGCATAGTAGGCGTAGTTGGCCACGATACGCCACTGTTGCGGATCATTGCCGTCTTGCGAGACATCGAGGGAGGTGCAGAAGGCGATGCTGTCGTCAGGGTGCGTGTTCCATATGCGCGGCAGAGATGGGTGCGACGCGGCGTAGGCCGGACCGTAGCTTCCGCTCGATGTCCGGACGATGAACACACGGGCATAGCTGCGCTGGTACTTCTGATCGACGTTGGCGTGCCGACCTTCGGCCACTTCCTTAAAGTGCGTGTAGGCCATGTTATTTCTCCAGTACGGCCTGCACGGGCTTCATTTTGTTTTGCTTGATCGCCTCGTCGACCAGCTTGCGCTGGTACTCGAGCTGCCGTTCCGACATGACCGCCGCGCGCTCAGTGGCTATTCTGATTTTTTCTTGAACCGACATGTTCTGCTCGCCATACTGCGCCCTGACTCGAGCCTCGACATCAGCGGCGCTGCCTCGAGTCGATGCTGCTGAGAACATCGAGTCTCCACCAATGTTCGCGCCGATCAGATCTTGAAGTTGCTTGCCGGCTTTGCGAGCCAAGGCCTCTTTAAATCTTGCGGTGTCCTGCTCGTTAAGCCCAGCTTGGCCCGCCTCGGCCATACGTTGACCGAGTGTGCCCATCTCGTGCTGGAACACCTCGAACGGAGTCCGCATCTCTCGGATGGTGTTATTGGCAAAGTCTTTGGTGGCCCTGGCCATCGCCTCGATCTCGATCTTTGCTTTGTTAGCGGCCTCGGCGACCTTCTCGAGAGCGGGAGGGATGATCGCTCCAGCAGGTGGTACTGGCGCAGCACCCGGCGGCTTGGGTGGCGGGAGCTTGGCGCGCTCGGCGTCGTTGACCTTGTCAGCCTCCTTGGCCTTATTGCGAACGGCGTCGAATGCGCCGGTGATAGCCTTCATGTCGGTCGGCTTGAAGTTGGCACCCGCTGCTAACGATTCGTGAGCGTTCTTAACTTTAAGCTGTGTGATGCGCATCATCATCGCGTCGAATTCAGGCCCTGACATGCCACCAGCACCAGCGGCATGGAGCGCATACTGCGTGGCCGTTCTGTCTGTCTTGCCAAGGACTGGATCATATGACGACACGAGAGACTTCTTCGTCTCAAGCAGATACAGCTCCGTCCGGTCCATGATCGACCCGAACTCGGCAGCGCTCTTGCGCATCCAGTCGTAGATGCGGACGCCGGCCTCAACAAGGCTCTGAGCCAGATCAATAGTGATATCACGAGCCGCGCGGAACGACGATTCGATGCCCTTGGCCTTGTCTTTCGGATCCACCATGTCACCGAAGAGCTTGCCGATCTCCATGATGATGTCTTTAACGCCCATAAATATGCCACGAATGCCGGCCATCAATCTAGGTATGTCAATCGCATCAAGCATGATCTTCGATATGTCACGGAATGTCTCGGTGGCAGTCTCGACAAGCCTCTTGAACTGGCCCTCGAAGGATCCGTTGAATCGCTCGTTGGCTTCTCTTAGCGCGTCACTAGCACCGGCCGCAGTGATAGCCGCGATGCCTTTGGCTACACTCACGGTGCCGTCACGCACAGCCGACATGGCGTCCTCGACTGAGTGCGCCTTACCCGTGGCCTTCGTCATGTTCTCAGCAAGCGCTTCATACACCTTTAGTCCGCTAGCTTGTAGTGCATTTATCTCCGCCTCTCCCGCCATGCCTGCTCGCTGCATACTGATGATGCTCGATGTCAGCATCCCCATGCCACCTTCGCCGAGCAGCTCCGCAGCGCCTTGGAGAGACTTGACGGTGTCAGTGGACGCCTTGACGCTGAACCCAGCCGTAGCGAGAGCGTTCATGCCCTTGACGTTGTCAGCCAGGGCCACGCCTGATGCCATCGAGGCATCACGCATCTCTTCGATTGCGGCCACGCCTGCCTTAAAGCTACCGGCCATGTAGGCGGCCCTGATCTGCATGGTCTCGAGTGCGCCACCCAGTTTAGCGAAGGCGAGCACAGCGTTACCGGCCGAGACAGCCATGCCTGCGACGCTGGTCAGGTCCGTGGCACCAGCAAACATAGAACCGCTTGATGAGGCCTGAGCGGCGGACTTGCTCGCCGTTTCGGCCACTTTTTTGCCGACCTTTTCGGCCTTCTTGCCGCTGTCGTCTAGAGTCTTGCCCATCTTCTGCAGACCGTTTTCGGCCGCCTTGCCGTCCCAGCCCATGGCCAGCGATGTGCGGATGATGCTAGCCATTGCGCTTCACCTCCACGCCACCCGCAGACAACAGAATCGCCCGCGCCTGCTCCGGACTCATTTTGTTCTCGACACGCTCCTCGCCGTACCGTGGCAGGTAGTCGGCGAGTGAGACTTCCTTGCTCCAAGGCGCAGTCGCAGCCCAGGCCATCGTGGCAGCCTGCACATCACCCCGAGCTGCGCCCCATGGCTCGATGCGGCTCAGGGCGATCCACTCGGACAGCTCCACCGATGTCATCCGCTCGCCCAGCTCAGCGACCGTCATCCCGAGATGTCCAGCCAGTGCGAACATCAGGCGGCGGGTTGGTCGCTCACGGAGTTTTTTTCGAGCGCGTCCACGTCGTCCTTGGACAGACCACATAACGACAGGCACCGATGCCAGAGACGATCAGCCAGCCCGGCAGGGAGCTGGCCAACGAACATGATGTCGGCATCGCCGAAGAGTCTGTTACCAGCCTCGTCGCAGATGCACAGGCACAGCAGCTTGGCCCGCATGTTGGACCACTTGGCCATGCCCTTGGCCTCAATACTGTTACCTTCGTAATTGTCACGCTCGCTGGCGCTGATCTCGCGCAGGTGGATCACGTCTGCCCACTCAGGGACCTCGACGCGCTCCACCTTACCCTTAGTCCGAGACAATATCGCAGACCTGTCCAGTGCCATGTGCTACCTCGTTATACCGTCAATGCGGAGCTGATAGTCAGGGTGACCTGATATTTCAGAGTGTCATCACCAGCCGCGATATTAGGACTCGTCACGTCCGTGATGTATCCGGTGTAGGTGATGAGAGTGTCGATGGCCGTACCGGTGAAGTCGACAGCGATCACGCTCTTGGTCTTGCCTGTGAGGCGAGCCCGAAGGGTTGTCAATTGGTTAGTGCTGGTCGCGGTGTCGTCGAGGAAGAACTCCAAGCTGACAGTGCCCGGATCGATGCGTGCTGGGTATTTCACCAGCGTGCCATCGCCGATACCAGTCTGATCGCTGGTGGCGATGGTGGCGGAGTTAGGCCCCACCGATATCAGATTGAGCAACGGAGTCGGTGTGCCTGTGGTTTCGGTCACGCCGCTGATCGTGATCGTCGCAATCGTTGCCGATGCGCCGATCGCAAGTACCTTAGCCATTATCCGCCCTCCATGGTGCCAGTTATCACAAGAGTTGTAATGCGCGCCTGTTCGTCCGATCCGTCCGAGAACGACTCGCTACTATCGGACTGATCGTCGATCCTCCAATGATGCACAACAGTCGTCCCGATCGTCTGCCTTGCCGGTGTGGCTTGAATCTGTGCGATCACCCAGTCTGCCGATACGGCGGATGCGGCCCGTGTGCCGGCCACGATGGTGCACTGGACGGTCTCCGTGCTTGCGGCCACCGTACCGTCGAGTGCGAGCTCGCGCGTTCTGTTAGTGCCTTCTGTCACCATGTACGGGATGGCCGAGCCCTGAGGTGCCTGCTCGGGATGGATGCCGCCCGGCAGTGCCGCAGCGTAACCGGTGCGAGCTATCAAATAGTCTCGAACGACTTTCGCCAATTGGCTCACTTTGCAAGCTCCTCGGTGACAGCCTTGATGGTCATCTGCTCGATGACCGGACCTGATCTCGCCAGAGCGTTCTTCAGAAAATACTTGCCCGCTACCTTAACGCGCTTGCCGTGGCGCCAGACCTTGGCGGTGAACCCACTCTCCACCAAGTGCGCGTAGTTGCCGGGGTGCACTCGCACCATGACGTTGTGCTGCGCCTCGAGACTTTTCTTTGGCTTGAAGTACTTAATGAATGCCATTATGGGCTTGAACGACTTGCGGCGTCGTGGCCCGACGATGGAATAGACTTGGCCGTTCTTGCGGTTCACGCCGATCCTGAAACCGATCGACTTGCGCAGAGCGCCAGACGCTCCATACACAGGGACTTTCTTGCCGTTGTGCTTGACGGTCTGCTTGAGCTGTGGAGCCAACGACTGCACGGTCTTGACGACAGGCGACGACGCCAGCCGTGCCGCGCGCTTGAGCGCCGCCTTCAGGCGCTTTGTACCCAAGGACTTGAGCCTGCTGACCGCTTCGGCCACACCACGTAATTGAGCGACGACCTTAAACATCAGCCGCCCTCTCTCTCGGTGGCGGTGATCTCAATCCACTGGTTGCGCTCGTCGATGTTGCGCACAAAGACAAAGTTGAGATGCCTGCTCCCGTATACCGCCCGGTGAGTGGCCGCCACATCGCTTCGATACCGGATCGTGATCGTGTGTGTCTGAGTCACCTGCATGATGTCAGCCACAGCCGACTCGCTACCGCTGGATGGAACGACAGCCGCATACACCGTGGCGTATGTCGCCCAGGTGCGCGTGGCCTGCCCGTAGGCGTCGATGCTGTCAGTTGGCGCCTGCAGCTCGATGCGCTTGCGCATGTCGCCGATGACAGTCACTGGTAGTCTCCCATCTGGTAGATGCGGAGGATGCTGTCCACAGCCAGCGGGACTTCAGATCCGAATGAGCCGACAGCCTCGCGGTGCTCGTACCAGTGCGCCACCAACATCAGGATCGCTTGACGCATGAGCGGTGGAGTCTGAACTGCCGCCGTGCCGTAGCCGACCACGAAGTCCACCTCGACAGCGTTTGACTTGCCTGGCTGCGTCAGCGGCCAGTACATCATCGGAGGCAATTGCAACCTTGGCGGGTTGCTATCGAGGTCGTGCTCATAGTCCGTTCCGAGCACCAGAGTCCGCTGTGTGCCGTTAGTGTCGTAGTACCGCACTCGCGGCATGTTGTAAGCATAACCGTCGCTGGTGGTGACAGCCGTGACCGGACCTCGCGGCAGCTCAATAGGAGATCCGACATAGGTGTCGAAGTTGTAGCGCCATGTGCGTCGCATGGTCTCGTAGGGAGCGTTGAAGAACCGCGGCTGCTCCAGAGGCCCACCGGGGAATGTATCGAGCGTCATGCGCCACGTGGTGCGCACTAGCGACCGACGAGTGAACCGCTCGACATGGTCTCGAGCGGCACTGATGAGCCCGCTAATAATGTCATCGTCTGCTGAGTTGTCCTGCCGGAGCCAGCTCTTGGCTGTCGCCAAGGTCACTGGCTCGGAAGCGCATGGTGTCAGTACGGAGAGTGCCATGGGTGCTTATCTCCGTTCCTTGATCCTCGATCTCTTGGACTCGCCAGTCTCAGGGTCTGAGACAATGACGATAGCGTATTCAGCGTCCACCAATCGCTTGGCTTCGGCTTCGTCAACCTCTAGCAGGTCGCCCGGTCTCCATGACAAGGTGTCGCTTGCCATGGAGACGAGTAGTTGGATTTTCATGCTGCCTCCGATTACGCCTGTGTGAGAAGGCGGATCGCGGTGGACATGAGAACCTTGGCGTCGGTCCGGAGGAATGCGGTGAACGCAACCTGACCGTACTCGGCGTAACGCTCATCGAGGCGGACGATTTGTACATCAAGCGCATCGCGGATGATGTACTTGCTGAAGTCGCCGAAGAGGATAGTCTTATTGCCGGTGGCGATGCTGCTGGCCATCGAGTTGTTGATGATGACCGGGTAGCCGAACAAGCGGTCAGGCTCACCAACGATGTACGACTCGCTGAAGATCGGCCGGCCCAAGGTGTCTTGGAGCTTGCGGATCGCAAGTAGTACGTTGTCGTGCATCATGAACTTGGCGTCCTGACGATAGGCGCGGTCCACACTGTGCACGAGCCCGAGCAGGTCGTTGACAGCGATGGCGGTGGCCGATGCTGCGGTGACGCCAGCAGTAGCACCCGTCACGAGACCCTGCGGCTGGCTGGAGCCAGTACCGGTGCTGAAGTGATCAGCCTGGATGCGGCCCAGACGCTCGCCAAGCATCTCGCCGAGAAGGCTTGGGATGTCGACGATGCTGTCCTGCAAAAGCTCGATCGAGCATAGGACCAATTTGCTG